TGTGTTGGAGCAGGAGGTAAATTAATACAAAATTTTTCAGTTGAAATGAAAGACCCTATTGAAGAAAGAAAACTTTATATGAATTATTTTTGTAACGAAATAGAAAAGGAAAATGTATGATAATATATGGATACTCTGTAAAAACTTGGAGAGATAAAGCCGTTATTTACTGGCGTAACACAAATAAAAAACTTTTTACATTGTTTGTGCTTTGGTCAATAATTCTTTGGACAATGTAAGATGTGGTTAGCGTTATTAAAAAATCCTCTTACTAAAATCATAGCAGAAAAAACTTTTGGGGCTATTCAGCATAAATTACAAAAAGATAAAATTGTAAGAGAAAAGGAATTAGACGCAGTATCACAAATTTCAATCGAACAAATTAAACAACAAGAACATTCATGGAAAGACGAGTGGTTGGTAGTTTTCTTTACACTATTAATGGCTTTTCATTTTATTCCATACACACAAGACACAATGGAACGTGGTTGGGCAATATTACAAAATGCTGACCCTATGTTTTGGTACATTATTTTAACAATAGTGGGAGCTTCATTTGGAGTAACTACAATGAATAAACTCAAAAAGAAATGATAGATAGAATTTTATCTAATTTTTTTGGTTGGATAGATAGCCTTTTTGAAAAATTAGATGAAGTTTTAACTTTTGATTTTCCAAACAGTAATAAGAAAAAAAAGAAAAAGAAATGAGAGATACTAAATCATTAGAAAGTTTTTTAAAAAAGATAGAAATACAAGCAAAAGAAAAAACTGTTTTTCGTCATTTAAAAAAAGAAGTTGAACATGGTGCAAACGGTACAAGAGATTATGTTATTAAAAAAGGTATTAACAAAGGTAAAATTGCAAAATGATTAAAAACTTTAAAGACATTGTAATTCTATTAATAACAAGTGGTGTCTTAATACTTCTTGGTGTGATTATTATAGGTGATTATTTGGTAGCACTAGAAGAGAACAGACCAGTAGATGAGAGTGTAATAACCTTAATGAAGATGTCAGTTACAGGATTGATTGGTGTTATTGGTGGTTATATCGGTGGCAGTAAATGAAACGACAACACAATACTGCATTGATTGCATTACTTGGAACAATCCTTTTAGGATTATCTACTTATGTATTAATCACTATTGTGGAACTTCAAGTACATCTTGGAATGTTAACAGAAGAAATAATGTCAATAGATAAACAAATTGGTAGAATTTATAACCACATGGACAGGCTAACTAGCAAATAACTGTGGCTAAACAAAAATTTTTGCATTTCGTACCTAGAGAGAAACCAAAAAAGAGAAAAGGAATACATGTCAAGTCAAGAAATAAAGGAAGTACCTTTAAAAAATACAACAGACAAGGAAGACCACAATAAAATAGAAACTGTCCTACAAGAGTTACCACATTTATTAGTTAACCACGCATATAAAAAATTAAAATCTGGTGAAGACTTAACTGCTTCAGAGATGAAAGTATGTTTAGAAGTTTGTAAAACATACAGTAAAGAACCTTTATCTAAAAAAGAAGATAACATTTTAGACGAAGTACCATTTGACAATGGATAAACGATTAAAGAATTTTAAAAATTTTTTGTATTTATGTTGGAAGCATTTAAACCTGCCTGAACCAACACCTATACAATTCGATATTGCGGATTATTTACAGTCAAACGAAAAGAGACTGGTAATAGAAGCATTCAGGGGCGTAGGTAAATCTTGGATTACCTCTGCCTTTGTATGTCATCAATTACTTCTTAATCCTCAAAAAAATATTTTGGTAGTATCTGCTAGTAAAACTAGAGCAGATGACTTTAGTACCTTTACACAAAGGCTAATAGGTGAAATGCCATTGTTACAACACTTAATACCTAGAGATAATCAAAGACATTCTAAGGTATCATTTGATGTAGCACCTGCATTAGCTTCTCACGCACCCTCAGTTAAATCTATGGGTATTACAGGGCAGTTAACAGGTAGTAGAGCAGACATCATCATTGCTGATGACGTAGAGAGTGCTAATAACTCCCAAACACAGTTAATGAGAGATAGATTGTCTGAGACAGTCAAAGAGTTTGATGCAATTATTAAACCTAACACTGGTAGAATTATATTTTTAGGAACTCCTCAAAATGAGATGTCATTATACAACTCATTAGAAGAAAGAGGTTTTAAGACAAAGATTTGGACTGCGTTAGTACCTAATGCTACACAAAAAATTAGTTATGGTCATAAATTAGCAAACATTATACAGGGTAAAGAAGGTGAACCTACTGACCCTAAAAGATTTGATAATGTTGACCTAATGGAAAGACTATCATCTTATGGTCGTTCAGGTTTTAACTTACAATTTATGTTGGACACAAGTTTGTCTGATGCAAATAGATACCCTCTAAAGTTAAACGATTTAATTGTAGCTTCAGGTTGTTCTACATGGAAGGAAGCTCCTGCTAAGATACAATGGGCTTCATCACCAGAACAGATGAAAGCTATAGACCCTGATATACCTAATGTGGGACTTAAAGGTGATTACTTTGTAGCTCCTATGATGATGAGCGAAGAATTTACGCCATTTGAAGGCACAGTCATGTCTATTGACCCTTCAGGTCGAGGAGCGGACAAAACAGCGTATGCGGTGCTTAAAATGCTTCATGGAGTGCTTTATTTGACCTCTATAGGCTCTTTAGAAGGCGGATATAGTGAAGATACTATGGCTAGACTAGCAAACATAGCTAAGAAGAATGATGTGAACTATGTAGTCATAGAAAGTAACTTTGGTGACGGTATGGCAACCCAGTTGTTAAAACCTGTCATGGCAAAGATACACCCATGTGAGATAGAAGAAGTTAGACATAATACACAAAAAGAAAAACGTATTATAGATACACTTGAGCCATTAATGAATAGTCACAGATTAGTTATTGATGACTTGTTAATACATGAAGATTTTAAACTAGAACCTGACCATCAGTTGTTTAGACAGATGACTAGGATAACTAGAGACAAAGGTTCGTTAAGACATGATGATGCTATTGATGCTTTAGCTATGGCGGCTAAGTATTGGGTAGACAGATTAGATAGAGACCAAATCTTATCTTACAATCAACACAAAGAAGAATTGTTAGACCAAGAACTAGAAAAATTTATGGAACACAACATAGGAAGGGTTCAGGGAAAAGACAGATGGATTTAGAAAAGACAAAAGAAGCTATTAAAAAAGAAGAAGGCTTTAAATTAGAAGTTTACAAGTGTACTGAAGGGCATCTTACAGGCGGCTATGGACACAAAATGTTAGACGGAGAAGAGCCACCTAAAGACCACGCAGGTTGGTTAGTCTTGTTTGAAAGAGACTTTGCTAGAGCTGTTACAGGAGCAGAAGATTTGTTGATGATATGTCCTAATATTGATGAGACTGCAAGAAACATTGTGGTTGAAATGGTGTACCAAATGGGTGCTTATGGGGTCTCTAAGTTTAAGGGTATGCTCAAAGCTCTACAAGATGAGGACTATAAGACAGCTAGTGTGGAAATGCTAGATAGTAGATGGGCTAAACAAACGCCTAATCGTGCCAAACGAATGGCAGAACGAATGGCAAATATTTAATAGAAAATTCTGAGGGGGTATTCGTATCTACGAAAAGGTGAGTTTCCCCTATAGACGACCTAAAAAACTCGCCACAAAGTAAAAATAACAGGTATTATGCGGATTTTTTAGCACAATAGGATAGTATATCCTTTGTATATGCTAGGCGTGGGCGTACTTTTTTTATTTTTGCGTGTGTGTGAGCTAGTCTGTTTTTTTGCTTTGGTCTTTATGTATACGCCTAGCGTGTGCGTTGCTCTCTTTAAGTTTCACACACAGCCACACGCAAAGCACCACCACAAGCACCACCACAAGCCACACACAGCCACGCACAGACACGCCTTGAGGTCATTGCAGGGGTAAGCTCATAAGTATTTCAATCACTAACATTACACTATTAGATGAGAGCAAAAAAAAAGATAACTATGGGTATCTCTTAAAGTATCTCTAAAGGTATAAACCAAAGGACAACAACAAGCACAACAATGGATAAGTAATATAATAATGATAACAAGGAAAGATTGGCTAAAGACAGACGCAGGAAAACTCTACAAACAAAGAACAAATAAGAACTACAGACAAAAGAAACAACAAACAAAGAAAGACAATATTAAAATTAATAAGTCTTTTGAGTTTCATTTTAAAACAAATCAGTCTTAACTATCCACACATTAAGAACATTCCTATCCCACATAATCCTTTAATATCCCATTATATCCTTTAATATCCTATAAATAATGTAAAATAAGCCTTATTTAACAACATAAAAAAAAATTAACTTTTTTTGTATTTTATAGTTGCAATCCACATCTGCATCTATATAAGGATTTTAATACTTATTTTTACTGGTTTTTATCTACATACAAAAATCATCTGCCACACACAGGCACAACCATTACGAGTTGGTTTATCTGGGCGAGTAACT